CGTCACTGTTAACTCACATTAACACATTTAACACACCGTTAACACAGTTAATTTTTCATAAAAGAAATGTTTCACGTGGAACAGTAAGAGCAGATGTTACACATTAAACAAAGTGTTAACAACTATTAAATTAATTCTTTAATACTATTTAACAAAAATAATTTGGTGGTTACGCAAATTTGACGTATCTTTGCACCGTGTTTTAGAAACAATAAGTTTAACAATTTAAATTAGGTAAATTATGAACGAAAATTTTAATGAAACTATTTTTAACTGTGTTACAAGTGTTAACGCTTTGATGACTTCTAACGAAGTTGCAAAAGATGATAAGGCGGTTATCAAGTTGAACCGCTTTAAGAAGTGGTTGAATGAGTTTGCAGCTGCAAACGGTATGAAAGAATGTGGAGATTCTGACAACGTAGCAGAGTAACACACCTTATCAAGTAACAACAAGTTTAACGTTAAATATTTAAGTTATGGCTAAAGGTTTTAGTTTTGCAAGTAAGTTCAACAAAACAAGTTTCGGTATTGATACAACCGATTTTCCGTTTGTAAAGTTGACAGACATTTACAACAGTAAAAAGGACGGTGGCGGTGATGTGGTGCACCCGATTAACGGTTTGTACGTTCACAAGTCCCCTTTGGGTGATTCGCCTGTAATAATTGACGCAGAAAACAAACGCTTGGTAAATTTGCCACAATTCACAGGTGACACAATTCGTGAAATTTTGGCGGATAGTGAGGCGGTCGATGCTATCAAGGCAAACAAGGTAGGTTACACAATTTACGAATACGATTCACACGCTAAGAAGTGTTACGGTATTACCTTTGTAGATAAGTAGCGCAGTGTAGTGTAAAGGGTGATAATTTCACAGGGGTAACAGTATTTTATTGTTATCCCTGTTTTTGTTTCATTTTAAATTTAACAATAATATGGCAAACAAAAATCCTATAGGCTTTAGTAGTAGAACCTTTAAGGTAACGAAAAAAGCGCATGTTAAAAAAGAAATAATAAACGCTATTGAAAGTAGTAGCAGTTTAAGAAAAGAAATTTCTAAAGTATTTCAACAGGCAAACAGACGTATACAGAATATAGAGAAAAACGGTGTTGTTTCTCCCGCAGTTGTTGCGTTAAATAAAGGTGATGTAAAAGGATATTCTAAATTTTCAATGAAACATGAATGGAGCGATTTAAAAATAGAATATTCAAAGGCTATAGCATTTTTGCAGCAGCCAACCTCAACCGCCACAGGTACGAATGAATACGCAAAACATTTAAAGAAAACTTATAAGTTAACAGATGATGAGTTTTCTTTAATGCAAGAAAAGTTAATAGGTAAGATTGCTAGCGTATCAGACCAAAAATTTTTGGAACAATACCTAATGCAATATAAAGACTTCACAGGCGAGTTGGAACAGGACGCAAGGGACGTATCAGACCAAATTGAAAGTGACGCAATAAAGATTTCCAATAACTTACAAAATAGTATTGACAATGTAGGTGAGGTTGTCGAAGATACAGTACAAAAAATATTAGACGCTTTTAAAGATTTCGGTTTATAATGAAAAAAATACCCTTTGAACTACATGAAGAAGTTTACACCCCAAAAGATATTGCAAAGGTTTTATCTTTGGCGGTTAATGAAAAGAATTTTACAGGCAATAATAAGGGCGAAAAGTTCCTTAATGTGCCTGTGTCTTTCGATATTGAAACGACATCTTTCTATAGGGACGCAGACGGTGAAACATACAGTTATGACCGATATATAAAATTAGGCGGTAAAGACACAAAAATGGAAAAGTGCTCTTTAATGTATGTTTGGCAATTTGGAATAAACGGTTTTTGCATAATAGGTCGAACTTGGGACGAATTTATTAAAATGTTGTCCGAGATAGTAACTTTGCTAGATTTGAACCAAAAAAGACGTATTATTATTTACGTTCACAATTTGGCTTATGAGTTCCAATTTATCCGTGAATTGTTACAATGGGAAAAAGTTTTCTCTATAGATTTGCGTAAACCTATTTACGGAATAACTAAAGACGGTTTAGAGTTTAGATGTAGTTACCTGTTATCGGGTTATTCGTTGGCAAAGTTGGGCGAACAGTTACACACTTACAAGTGTGAGAAATTAGTTGGCGATTTAGACTATAGTCTATTACGTCACAGTAAAACACCGTTAACGCAAAAAGAAATTGGTTACTGTTTGAATGATATAAAAGTGGTTATGTGTTACGTACAGGAATTAATTGAACGTTACAGGGGAATAACGAAACTACCTTTGACAAAGACAGGGTTTGTTCGTAAATATTGCCGTTCTGTATGTTTCAAGAAAACAGACGAAGAAACAGGCAAGACAACACCAAACTTTAAGTATTTCGATAAAATACACGATTTAAATATAACAGGTATCGAAGAGTTTGAAATGTTGCAGCGTGCTTTTTCGGGCGGCTTTACACATGCAAACGCAAAGTATACTGACGAAGTTATGGAAAACGTAGATAGTTACGACTTTACAAGTAGTTACCCGTATGTTATGGTTTCAGAAAAGTTTCCTATGAGCACAGGGGTTTTTGTTCCTGTTAAATCTATAAAACATTTTGAATTTATGACTAACAAATTTTGTTGTGTCTTTGATATTGAAATTACAAACATTTTTGCGAAATCAGAAAACGAAAACCCTATATCGGTAAGCAAGTGTTTCGTGAAAGAAAATGTTTCTGAAAATAACGGTCGTTTGGTTTGCGCTAGTAAAATATGTATGACTATAACAGAAATAGACTTTAAAGTCTTTTCACAGTTTTACACTTGGGAGCGTATACGAATAGGCAAAATGATTTGTTACAGAAAAGAATATTTACCGACTGAGTTTGTGAAATCAATTTTGCACCTGTACGAAATGAAAACCAAACTAAAGGGTGTAAAGGGAAAAGAAGTTGAATATCTCAACAGTAAAGAAATGTTAAACAGTTGTTACGGTATGTGTGTTACAAACCCTTTGCGTGACGAAATTTTGTGTGACGGTGAAAATTGGGACGTGGAACACCTAACAGGCGAAAAACAGTTAGAAATGTTATGCAAATATAACGACAGTAGAAACAGGTTTCTTTTTTACCCTTGGGGTATTTATGTAACTGCTTATGCAAGACGAAACCTATTTACAGGTATTTCAGAATGTGGGGGCGATTACATTTATAGCGATACCGATAGCGTTAAAATTATGAACGGTGACGCACACAAAGAGTATTTCAAGCTATACAATGATTTAGCGCAACAGAAATTACGTGCTGCATGTAAGTTTCACAAAATACCCTTTGAAAAGGTTGAACCTGTAACTATAAAAGGAATAGCTAAACCGCTTGGTGTTTGGGATTATGAGGGACGATACAGACGTTTCAAGACTTTAGGTGCTAAAAGATATATGGTTGAAGAAGAAAATGCCCTTACTGTTAACGGTAAAAATTATGATTACAGTATGACAGTTTCGGGTGTTAACAAAAAATCTGCTATCCCCTACATGTTAGAAACGTTTGGGGAAAACGGTATCTTTGACGCTTTCACTAATTACTTAGACATACCGCCAACGGCAACAGGTAAGAATATTCATACATATATAGATTATGAACAGACAGGTACAATAAAAGACTATAAAGGGGTTATTTCAAGTTACGACACAGTAACAGGGGTACACTTAGAACCAACAGGGTACACTTTAAGTCTTTCAGTACTTTATATAAATTATTTAATGGGAATAAGATTAAAAAAGGAATAATATGAAACAGAAAAAAGAAAAAGTGGAAACACCGAAATTTTACAGTTTAGACCGTATTTTGTCAAAAAATGCAGATTACAACGTAATTTTTGGTGAACGTTCAAACGGAAAAACTTATGCTACCCTGTTGTACGGTATCAAAGAATATCTTAAAACAGGAAAACAAATGGCTTATATTAGACGTTGGCGAGAAGATTTAAGGGGAAAACGTGCCGAAAGTTTATTTGCAAATCATGTGGCAAACGGTGTAATACAGGAACTAACAGACGGTAAGTTTAACGAAGTGTTTTACGTTTCGGGTAAATGGTTTCTTTCGTCTTATGACCCCGAAACCAAAAAGCGTATACCCGACAACACACCGTTCTGTTTTGGTTTCTGTTTATCAGAACAGGAACACGAAAAGTCAAGCAGTTACCCGAATATAACTACAGTTGTATTTGATGAGTTTTTAACTAGAAGATATTATTTGCCTGACGAATTCATGTTATATATGAACCTGTTGAGTACAATTATCAGACAGAGAAACGATGTTAAAGTTTTTATGTTAGGTAACACCGTTAATCAGTTTTGCCCTTATTTTACCGAAATGGGGTTGAAACAGGTGCGAGTTATGGAACAGGGGACTATTGACATTTACCGTTTCGGTGAGCACGGTGCAACGGTAGCAGTAGAATATTGTAGTACTATTGTCAAGCATAAAGCTAGTAACAAATATTTCTGTTTTGACAATGAGAATTTGCAGATGATTACAGGCGGTAAATGGGAATTAGCAGTTTATCCGCATTTGCCTGTTAAATACAAACCAAACGATGTGTTGTTTGTCTTCTATATTCAGTTTAACGAAATGACCCTACAGGGTAACGTGATACAGGTTGAGGACAAAACAGGGGTAAACAATTTTATATATATCCACAACAAAACAACCCCGATTAAGGACACAGACAATAGTTTGATTTATTCGCTGCAAATGAACGGAAAACCGAACTACAAACGAAAGTTGTTAAGTAACACAAGTTATGTGGAGCAGCAAATAACAAAGTATTTCGCCACCGATAAGGTATTTTATCAGAATAACGAAATAGGTGAAATTGTGCGTAACTATTTAATGGCAAGTGCACGCAGTAACATTATTACTTAATATCTGTTAACAGGGGTTAAAAATGTTTCACATGAAACAATTTTCCCCTGTTTTATTTGGTTTTACCCAATAAAAGAACTATCTTTGCAGCATGAAATAACAAAGTTAAAATTTGCTATATGGACGTAAACGAAATTGCATCATTAATAAGTAACGTTGGTTTTCCTGTTGCGGTTTGTATCGCCCTTTTTTTCTATATGGAAAAACAGAACGAAAGACATCAAAACGAAACCGACAAGTTAAATGAAACAGTACAAAGTAACACGAAAGTGTTGACAGAACTTTGTACCTTAATTAAAACACTAATTAAGTAAATGAAAAAAGAAAACTTATATAACAGGTATCAAACAGAAGTTAAAGACAAAGATTCTGCATTATTCACATTTATGCAACGTGTTCTTTGCATGACTTCTAAAATGTTTGATTACACAGGAACACCCGAAACTGTTCCACCTGTTGAACTTGAAAAGATTCTGCAAACATCGGGAAACGTTGGTATCGCAGAAGTTGACGGTAATTTGTATGCTTTACAGGGGTCAAGGGGTGGAGAGTGTGACGCATACGGTTACGGTAAGGATTATGTTGTAGCAAATCCTTGGTTAAAGTTGAACAAAACGTTCAAAATTGATGAGGATATTGTAGTTATAAACAACACACCGTTTGCAGATTCACTTTTGCCTATTATCGGAAAATATGGTGTTCTTTACACAGACGCAACAATAACGCTTAATTTGGCAAGCATTTTGACACGTATCACGATGTTAATCTCTGCTAGCGATGATAAGACCAAACAAAGCGCAGATTTGTTTTTGCAAAAGATTTTGAACGGTGATTTCTCAGTAATCGGTGAAAATGCCTTTTTTAAAGGTGTTAACTTACAGACCCCACCAACACAGGGAAACCAACAAATCGGGCAATTAATTGAACTGTTGCAGTACTACAAAGCTAGCATGTTTAACGATTTGGGTTTGAATGCTAACTATAACATGAAACGTGAGCGGTTGAACACGCAAGAAGTTTCAATGAATATAGACGCTTTAATGCCGTTTGTCGATTCAATGTTAAAAGAACGTGTTGAGGGTGTTAAACGTGTTAACGAAATGTTCGGTACAGATATTTCGGTAACTTTGGGGTCAAGTTGGAAAATCGAGCACGAAAATTATTTGTCGTTACTCCAAGCAACAGAACAAGGACATGACCACACCGATAAAGAAGACGTTGACCCTGTAACGGAAAACGAAACAGAAGAAACGGAAACAGAAACAGAAGAAACAGAAGAAACAGAAACGGAAACAGAAGAAACGAAAGAAACAGAAGAAACAGAAGAAAAAGAAAACAAAGATGAGAATAAATGAATTGTTCACAACTGAAAACGGTTTATTTGAAAAAATCTTTAAACCCCTGTTCCCTGTTTTGTACGATTCAATATTTGGGACAGATGACCCAAAAATAATTGATATTGATTTTCGTTTTAAATATGGGGACAGAACTTTGGTTAATGCTATCACAAACGAAACTGCAAAAGATATTGTAAAAGGTATTATTACGGTTAAATTTGACGAATGGCAAAAACAGATTCAAGTGTTTAATAAAGAATATGACGTATTAAGTCCTGTAACAGAAAAGACAACTGAAACGGTAAATAACACCGTGGACGAAACAGGGAATAACAATACAGTCGATTCAAGTGTAACGTTTAATAATGGAGATTTCGGAAATGACACAAAGCAACAAAGAGATTCAACAGGGAACAGACAAGAAACAGGTACGAAAACAGTTGTTAAAAACAGTTTGTCGGGCGGTGTTCCTGTTAGTGAAATTATTCAAAAAGAAATGAGTTTGCGCAAAACTAATTTCAAATCGCAAGTGATAACAGAACTTGCGAAAGAGTTAACAGTAGATATTTATTAATTACTTAAATTTTTATAAAAATGGATGTAAAACAGATTTATAATTTAGTTAAAACCGTATCGGGTGAGGTTTTGGGTAACACAGAACTTGTTCACGAAGACTTGACAGGTTTAGTCGATTTGGGTAACGAAGTGTTCAACCAAAAAGCAGTAGACAATTATGTTAAATCACTTGTAAACCATATCGGCAAAGTGGTTTTCGTCAACCGCCCTTATTCGGGTAAAGTTCCGAGTGTTCTTATGGACGCGTGGGAATTCGGTAGCGTATTAGAGAAAATCTCTGCCGATGTGCCCGATGCAGAAGAAAATGATACATGGAACTTACAGGACGGTAAAGAGTACAAACAGGACGTTTTCCACAAACCGACAGTTTCCGCTAAATTCTTTAACTCAAAGGTAACTTTTGAAGTTCCTGTATCTATCACAGAAAGACAGGTAAAAGAAAGTTTCAGCAGCGCAGAACAAATGAACGGTTTCCTGTCAATGATTTACTCAGCAGTTGACAAGTCAATGACTATCAAGACAGATGCGCTTATTATGCGCACAATTAACAACATGATTGCTGAGACGTTGGACGCAGACAAGACTGCATTTGGTTTCGTACCGTCAACACACGAAACAGTTGACTATTCAACTGCTAGTACTGTCCGTTGCGTTAACCTGTTGAAACTTTACAACGATAAGACAGGTGCACACTTGACCGCAGCCGCAGCGATAACAACACCCGACTTTATCCGTTTCGCTGCTTACATTATGGGACTGTACTCAGACCGTTTGCAGACAATTTCAACACTGTTCAACGTTGGCGGTAAGGAGCGATTCACACCGAAAGACGTTTTGCACACAGTTTTGTTGTCTGATTTCGCAGCAGCAGCCAAAGCGTATCTGTATGCTGACACGTTCAATAGTGAAAACGTTCTGTTGCCACAGGCTGAGACCGTGGCAAGTTGGCAAGCAACAGGCAAAAATTATGCCTTTGAAAACACGTCAAAAATTGACGTTAAGAGTGCGAGCGGTGCAAACGTTTCTGTAAGCGGTGTGTTGGGTGTTATGTTTGACCGTGACGCTTTAGGTGTAACAAACCTTGATAAGCGAGTAACAACCAACTACAACGCAAAAGCAGAGTTTTTCAACAACTATTACAAGTTTGATGCCGGTTACTTTAACGACACAAACGAAAACTTTGTTGTGTTCTTTGTTGCCTAAGTTTTGTTGTTTAATTGTTTAACTTTTGGTGAGGGTGCGTTTTCCTGTAGTTGATAGCACAGGGCGCACCCTTTTAAAATTTTTTGTGGTATGCTGATAAAAACTTATAATTATAACGGTGAACCTAACAGGGTTAATAAGACGTTACAGGAAAACGAAGAATACACAGGTGTTTTAAATTCAACTGTAAACATATTAGAACCTGTTATCCGTTTCCGTACAACTAACGTAGTAACGTTTAATTACGTTTATATCGAAAGTTTGAACCGTTACTATTTCGTTTCTGAGATACAACAAAACGGTGATATTTGTACGGTTTATTTGCGAACAGACGTTTTAATGACGTACAAAGATAAAATATTAGATTCTGTTGGTACGTTAACAAAGGGTGCGAATGTTAATAATTATGCGTCAAACCGTGAAAACGCTTATGATTTGCGCCCGAAACTGAAAAAGCTAGATTTTCCTAATAAAGGGTTATTTAGTGATAAAGATAACATTATAATGGTAACTATTAAAGGTAATTAGTTATGAGTTTAAAAATAGAAAAAGATTCATTATGTGGTGTTGACAAAACATTTACTCCTAAGGGGTTTAATGTTGTCGGGACTTTTAAACTAAAAGCTAATAACGTTTGGAACGGTGAAAGTTTTACAGTATTGTTTCAAGACCCTGATTCTCATTTTCACGATAAAACATTTAAGGTTGAAACTGTTAAAGGTAGCACCGAAACAATTACTAAAACGTTTTCTTATAGTTATAGCGCAAATATAACTATAAGTGGTTATGCTACAGATTATAACGGGGAACAGGTAACTTTAGGTAATTTGGTAAATAATGTGCCACACAGTACATTAGAGCAAAATTTTACAGGTGATACTTATATAGATAAAGGGGTAACTTATGGACGGTTTAAGATTACCATAAAGGCAAATGACGGTTATAAATTTGTAAAAGATACTGTATTTAATGATGTAAATGGCGGTTTTGATTATAACGATAATTTAACTGTTGCACGTCAGATTGTAAATAACAATTTGGCTAATTTAAATATCGGGTGGACGTTCACAGGTCAAACAGTCGAAAAGGAAACTGAGGTAATAAATAATATTACAGGTAATTGTGAGGAAACATACACCGTAGACGGTACAAACGTTTCTATAACTGTTACAGGTAATAGCGATTACGCAAAGTTTGTGGGTGTTTCTGTTGAGTATACCGATATTAACGGTGAACCGAAAACAGTTGTGCCCGATTTTTCGGGAAACGTTATAAATATCTCATTAACTGATGTAAAACAGGGCACAACAGTTACTTTGTCGGGTGCTTACCGTTTGGTTTGCACAACTGTTAATAATATGACAGGCTGCAACGTAACAGGGTTAAAACCTTATTACATCGAAAACGAAACTGTTAACGTTATTGCAACGGCAAACGGTAAAACTCATTTTGACGCTGAGAATTTGCCTGTTGCTAATTGGGAACCGTTAACAGGTGGAGCAGAACAACACCCTTTTGTTCTTAGTAACAACGGTAAAACCGCAACTCTAAATTTTACGTTTCCAAACGACAGGGAAAAAGTAAGTGATTCAACTTTTACCCTGTTAGGTGGAACAGTCCCCGATACAGAAGTAACAGGTTACGGTAGTATTAACGTTTATCTAGTAGACACAAAAACTTTAGATGATTTCTCAAAAATTCGTTTCACTAAAAAGTTAAATGAAAATTACGAATACGAATATTATGATATTGGTAATTATGTGAACAGGTTACACAAAGTTTACGTGGACGTACCGAATGTTTCCCCAACGTCTTTAAAGTTGGCTAACTTTGATACAAGTATTAATACAAATAGCGTTGACGATTCTAAGATACACGTAGATTTCGGAAACGTGCTATTACCTGTTAATTCTGATAGTGGAAACGATTTTAACGCTACAATACAATGTTTCATACCGTTTGTAGGTTTTGTTCCTGTAGATAGTGACTTTATCGGAAAAGAATTAAATTTGAGTTATGATATAGATTTGATTACAGGTTATTGTGCCTATAATTTATCATGTGACGGTATTACTATTAATAACGGTACGGCAAATTGTAGCAGCGAAATTATTTATAAAACGTTGGCGAATGATGAGATAAGTACTATAGGGGATTTGAGTGACCTCAATACGGTTTTAATGGGGTTGGAACCTTATGTTACTATCAAGTACTTTGAACCGTTGAATGTTCCTGTAAATAACACCACAGAGCAAAAACGTATTGGGGACGTTACAGGGTTTGCACAGTTTGAAAACGTTAACTTAACAACAACTAATAGTATGCTAGTTGACGAATTTAATGAAATTGTTTCACAACTTGAAAACGGTGTTTATCTATAAATAAAACAGGCGGTAAAATTGCTACCGCCTGTTTTCTTATTTTTTATTATTAAATTCGTTGGCTAAACCTTTGTCACAAATAAAATCTAAGGCACGGTTTTTCTTTGCCCTTTCTGCATCAAGTTTGCAAGAAATAGTTTTTATTACTAAGGTTTGCGCCTTTAATACCTCAATAACAGAATTTAATAACATGCCGTTTGTACCTGTTGTTTCTTCTGCTATATTCTGCAAATTTTCTGTTGAAACTTTAATTGACTTCAACAAAATTTCTATTGATTTATCCATAACTATTTCTTTTCTAGATTCATTATAACTTGTTGTCTTGGTTTACCGTTACGGTTACAGACCGAAACATGAAACCAAAAAGACGTAGACCCTTTACGGTGTTCTTTAATAAATTGGTCAAAACCGCCTGTTTCTCTTATAACCTTTTCTAAGGTATTCATATCACTACAAACAACGTCAGCAGCTAAACCCTTTAGGTGTTGACTATTAGCCACACCGCCAACGGCTTTATTTAACACAGGACAACGGAAACCACTATTAACTAAGATAGGTTTACCCAACTTTTCACGGATGTTGTCTAAGTAATCTGCTAAACGATTCAAGTTGTCAACTACCTCAAAGGTAGGGGTGTTATCAATACCCAAACGTTTTGCGGTAGCTGAGTTAATGAACTCTGACAATGTAAAATACTTAATTCTTTTCATATCATTATTATTTAGTTGAAATTACAAACCACTTTCTATTGTCTTTGTGTGTAGGAAAACGACCCTTAACAGTTATTGAACAATCGCCCTGTAAGTAGTCTATTTTGTTGTTAAAGAACTCACTTACTTTGTCAGAACGTACCATAAAAACCGTTTCCTTGTCGGTTTGTTTTAATGTGATTCTAAAATATGAATGTTCCATATATCAATTATTTTAAGCCTGTAAGGGGTGAACCTTACAGGCGGTTAAACTTATAAGATGTGCTCGGTTGTCTGTGTCAACTGTAAGAAAGAACTTACGTCTTTTCCCAACTTGTTGCAAATCTGTGTAACACAGCAGCCAAATTCGTTTATATATTGCAAGCTATCTTTTGACTGATAACATGTGTATACGTCCTTTGTTAACTTTGGTAAGGTGTTGTGTTTAATGCAGTTTACCTCATGCTCATACATAACTTTTGCCACATCTTCAAAAGAAGAAACATCTGTTACTGTTTGCGTGCTTTGTGTTACTTCACTTTTAACACGTTTACCGTTAACTGATAAAACAGTTTCACACTCTAAAGTAATTTTATATGTTGCCATAATTTTTGTATTTAAAGGGTTTAACTTCATTTCTTAATTATGCTGCAAAGATACAACTTTTCAACAACACCACCAAATTATTTTTGTTAAATAATGCAAAAGTTTTAATTTAATTCTTTTTAACAATAACATCTGCTCTTACTGTTCCACGTGAAACATTTCTTTTATGAAAAATTAACTGTGTTAACGGTGTGTTAAATGTGTTAATGTGAGTTAACAGTGACG